CGCCCAACGAGCCCATCGTGCGCTCGGTATACACCGGCGGTGTGCTGGCGAGCTGCGTCTTCCGGTCGCCCGATGCGATCAACTCCAACGAGATCGTTGTGCTGGCAGGCGGCGACCGCGCCTATGCGCTGCTGCTCGATGACAGCGAGGTCATTGCGGGTGTCTGGTCTGGCGGGCTTTGGGTCACGAATGCCGGTGACGAGATCGTGACCGAGAACGGCGACAGCATCACCTTCTCCGCGCTCTCGACCGAGATCACCTACCCGACAACGCCGGATGAGGTTGTCGAGCCGAGCGACAAGGTCAGCATGGTCCAAGCCTTCGACCGCTTGTATCTTCTGCGCGAGGCGGACAACAGCCGCACCGAATACAATTCGCGCAACATCACGGCTGGCGGCATCACGGTGAGCACCACGACCGCGACTGTTAACCTGACAGCGCACGGCTATCCGGTCGGCGCCCGCGTGCGCATTGTCGGCAGCAGCACGCCAGCCTTCGACGGCCATGAATACGACATCGTCACGGCGGCGACCAACAGCTTCACGATCACGGTGCCCGCCGGAACGGCGACCGATTCCACGACCAGCGGACGCACGGTGCGCCGAGTAAAAGCGCCCCTCTATTGGGATGGAACCGGCACGGCGTTTGTCCGCAGCCCCGCAGGCGTCCCAGCCGAAGGCCCGAGCTACCGCCGGATGCCCAGCGTGGCTTGGGCCAGCTACATCAACAACCGCCTTATCCTGCCCGATGGCCGCGATCAGGTCATGCTTTCCGATATTTTGGAGCCAAATCTTTACGATCCGTTCTGGGCCAGCTTCCGCGCCAACAAAGGCAGCAATGACGTTGTCGTCGCGGTTCACGCTTGGGTGGACAACAGCGCCCTCGTCTTCTGCCGCAAGTCGATCTGGCTTGCGACCATCAGCCAGTCCTCCTCGGTTGACGGCGGCGACATGGCGATCAACACGGCGGTCAGCAACCTCGCCCTGCTCACCGATGAAGTCGGCTGCGCGGCGCGGCGCACGATCCAGACGGCAGGGCAGTTTGTCTATTTCCTCTCGGACGCAGGTGTCTACCGTCTCGATGCCCGCCTCGACCTCAAGCTGCGCGGCGACACCCGCCCGCTGTCGGACTCCATCGCGGACAAGTTGCAAGAACTCAACGCATCGCTGCTCAGTAACTCGGTCGGCCTTTGGTATAACAACCGCTACTTCCTCGCCGTCCCGCTGGCCGGTGCCGACAACAACAACGGTGTCTTCATCTACAACGCCATCAACGGCGACAACGGCATGTGGGAGACCCGCGACATTTACGGGTTCGGCGTGGATAACTTCTTGGTCGCCACCTACCAGAACGAGCGCCGTCTCTTCGTCACCAATCAGGGCGGCAAGATGTTCATGCTGGACGAGCTGGAAGCCGGCGACGATGCGCCTGACAGCAATGTCGAAGGCTACGTTGGCACGGTCCCCGGCAGGATCATCACCCGCCGGTTGAACTTCGGCGAGATGAGCAGCAAGCGATTCCTGCGCAGCGTCGCCGATGTCATCATCCCGAACGGCGGCGGCATCACCACTGAGGTAAGCGTCATCGACCCCGACAAGACCGAGACCATCGGCAGCATCACCAACAGCAGCGGTGTGACCGAAGACTATCACTTGAAGAGCCCGATCCGCTTCAAGGCGCATGCGGCAGAACTGACCTTCACCACCACCGGCCAGCGCCCGCAGATCCGCAGCGCAGCCATCGAGGCATCGCCCAAGTCGCTGCCGGCAACTTTAACCCGAAACGAATCCTAATATGGCAACACTCACAACCACCCCGATCAAAACCTTCGTCTCCGGCGAGACCGTCACGCCGACCAAACTTAACGAACTCAGCCAGTCCACCGTGGCGCTGACGGCTGGGACGATTGTGGCGGCGGACATCGCTTCGGATGCGGTGACCAACGTGAAGATCGCCAGCGGCGTGGATGCGTCGAAGCTGACGACCGGAACGCTGCCGATTGCGCGAATTGCGGACGCGGCAGTGACTGCGGCGAAGCTGGCGCCGAAGGTTACGTTTCCAAACTACGGATCAATCTCCTCACTGTCGTTTGTCTCTGACTCGGTCGCACAAGCGGCAACCGATGGGTTTTTGCTTGTCAATGTGACCGGCAGCTTCATGAACGGAATTTCCGTGTATGTTGGAACTACAAATAATCCAACAACCAAAATTTGGCACAACGGCAATAACCTCAATGGTTACAACTGGGCCGACAGCTCTGGACTACTGCCAATTCCAAAAGACACCTACTACAAAATCGTTAACGACGATGTGGCTGGGAACAACGGGGCGTTTGAAACTGTCAATGCGTTTTGGATTCCAGCCCAAACCTAATGACCCCATGGCAACTCGCAAAGCAATGGCAAGACGAGCACGACGCGACAACGGACTTCTGGACGTTGCTCGGCGAGCATCTGTCGTCGGGCCTCGTCTGGAACAGCGCGAAGACCTTCATGCTGGCCAGCGAGACGCGGTGGAATGCGGAGGAGCAAACCTTTGAAAGCGGCGAGCATAACTGCTGGTTCGTGCGGCTGGCTGCTAGTGCTGGTCACGCAAATGCTGTTGGCGAGCTTCTGCGCGTGGCGCCTCGGCCGCACCAATACGTCGCATGGTATCGACGACAACAATTTGAGCCACGGATTTACCGCTGGGATAAACTAATGAAGAAAGTAGGAGGAGAATAATATGGGAGGAAAAGGACCAAGCGCACCGCCGCCAATGCCAGTGCCGCCAGCACCGGCGCCGATTGACTACGACAAGATGGCCTCCGCCAGCATCCGCGTGGCCCAGGCCCAGGTTGCGGCCGAAGAGGAGTCGATCAAAAGACTTTACCCGCAATACATCGGCATGCAGATGGGCACGGCGGACCAGCTCGCCGGCAAACTCGACAACGCCTACCTGCAACGCTCTCGCGGCATCATCGGCGAGGAGCTGCAAGCCGCCTCCGCACCGACCGCCATCGAGGCGCAGCTCCAGCGTGACGCCGAAGCCGAACTCGCCCTCGGCCGCTCACTCTCGCCGGAAGAGGAACGCAATGCCCAGCAGTCGGCCCGTGCGGCCATGGCTGCCCGTGGCATGGCGACCAGCAATGCCGGTGTGGGCGCGGAAATCCTCAACCGCGACGCCTACGGCCAAGCCCGCCTTGACCAGCGGCGCAACTTCGCCCTCGGCGCCAACCAGCTCGACCTCGCCCGGCGTCAGCGCCGGATCGGACTCGGCGGCATGTATCTGGAGACCGACCCGTATCGTCAGGCGCTTGGACCGGCCTTTGGTCTTGGCGGCGACACGCTGCGCACTTCGCAGGGTCAGGTGAGCAATATCTTTGCGAACTCGCTGAACCAATCCGGCAATGTCGCTTCGTTCAACACGAACATGGGCATGAGCCTTCGCAATAGTGCGCTTAACAACAACGCCGCGATGCAGGCGGCGGCAATGCAGGCTGGTGCGAGCCAGAATGCTGGGATGATGGGGATGTTTGGCGGGATCGGCGGCGGTGTCGCTGCCGGCGCTGGCATGGCCCTGGCAGGCGCTTCTTTCTAATGACCTACGCGGACAAGCTAGACCACGCTCACGGCGTCATCATGGACGGGCTCGCCGCCTACGGCAGCCACGTCGTTGCCTCGTCTTTCGGCAAGGACTCGATGGTGCTGGTGGATCTGGTGCGTCAGCACGCGGATCTGCCGGTGGTCTTTCACCGCGAGCCGTTCCAGCCGCGCAAGTATGAGTTTGCCGAGGGCGTGATCCGCGATTGGAACCTGCGGGTCCACGACTTCCCGCCGACCTCGACGGCGTGCCAAGAGGGCAACGGCGAGGTGGAGATCGTGGGCTACTACCAGGTGGGCGCAGCCTACAATATGCTGCCGACCGGAATCCGCGCCCCGAAGGACGGCGAGGACTTCGTCTGCGGACTGCGGGACATTTACCAGCGGCCGACCGGGGCGTTCAACTGGCCGTGGGAGGCGCTGTTCCATGGGCACAAGGCGAGCGACCACGATCCGGTGTGGGGCGACATTCCGATCAATGCGGACATTCACCAGAACGTGGGCAGCGCGAGCTATGTCTTCCCGCTGCGTCATTGGACGGACGGCGACATCTGGCGCTACACCGAGGAGAACGGTCTGCCGGTCCACGACACACGCTACGAGAAGGTGGACGGACGCTGGCAGGAGCGCGAGGACAAGGCGCTCAATCAAGATTATGTGACGGCTTGCACCGCCTGCATGAGCAGGACGGCGCCGGCCTCAGTGCCTTGCCCGAAGCTGGGCGGCAAGATGGTCAGTAACGTGGCGGGGCAGCTGCGTTGGGCCGACAAGGTCATCCTGCCCTACATGCAGATGGCAGCTTAATTCAGAACGAAGGAGAACAAAAACTATGTTTAGCTATTCACCACAAACTCAGGATCGCAGCGGCGAGATCATCGGCGCTGGTATGATGGGCGCGGCCCAAACCCAAGCCGATAGCATGCGCCAGGTCGGCAGCGACATTGGCAGCGTGATCACGCAATTCGCCGGGGCGTATGCGGCGGACAAGGCCCTCCAGGCGAAAGGCTCAGCCTACGGGGACTTCATGAAGCGGCACGGGCAGCAGCTGGGCTTCGACCCGGGCTACCTCGAGGACTTCC